TCTTTTATTTTTTGTTTTCGTGGAATTACTCTCTTTTTGTTCATTTTCACGTAACTTTTGCATGAGAGCAACTGCATCACTATCGGGTTGCGTTTTTTCGGGAAGTTTTTTGACAACATATTCTCCTTTTTGGTATTTTAAAGGAGATTTGTACTCTTTTGAAAAGTACCTTTTAGGTATATTTGTAGTTTTTCTAAATATCTCGACCATAATCTCTAAGGGGGTCACTTAGGACACAAAAAAAACTTCCGAAGAAGCTTATAATGTTAACCTGAAAAAGAAAAAAAGGGGAAAAAAAGAAAAACATGGATTTTATACCAATTTTTCGGGACCTTGTCAACCCCCTAAATAAAAATAAATTTATATTGACAGGAATTTATGTACAATTTTCTAATTATGTGGTATAATATGTATATTATGACTGTACAACCACAATTTGGTTCTTTATTAGAGCAAATTTGCTATGAATACGAAAAATATGGCAGATTTAAAACGCATATACCAAGCCATCACGTAATTTACATACGTGCGGCTTTAAAAGGACGTACTGGGAGAGACTTCAGCGTTGAGGAAATAGAAAAGGCATTGGTAGCGGAGGGTATGTCACAGTATGTGTAGAGAGTAATCTCTATCAGCACAGAGCAGCTTGATACTGTACTTATTCCTGCGGGGTTCGATGCAGTCACTCAAGTTTAGGGCGAGATTACACCAATGTCGGTCTCGCCCATTATTTTAGGAATTGCAATGTTTGAAACTATGGTACTAGTGTGTTTAGCAACTAATCCTAATTTTTGCCAACAATTTCAAGATTTAAATGGACCCTATCAAGAAAAGACACAATGTATAAAAAGAGCTTATGAAATAGCAAGAGAGTTACCAGAATATATGCCTGGGTATGTAGCTATGAAGTATAAATGTATGGATGTAGCAGACAAACGAATTGATAAAAAGAGTATATAATGAAAGGATACACTATAAAAGGAGGACATAAGCGACCAACTAAGTCTGGTGCGGGTATGACTAAAAAAGGTGTAGCCAAGTATCGTAGAGAGAATCCCGGAAGTAAATTAAAGACTGCAGTCACTGGTAAAGTAAAACCAGGAAGTAAAGCAGCAAAGAGAAGAAAGTCATTCTGTGCTAGAAGTGCAGGTCAAATGAAACAGTTTCCAAAAGCGGCAAAAAATCCTAATAGTCGCTTAAGGCAAGCAAGGAGAAGATGGAAGTGTTAATAGAATTAAACTTCAGACTATTTAAATTTTTTAATAATATAAGCACTTCTTTTTATATAAGATACGTAAGATTATTACGTAAATCTCAAGGGAGAATATAGTGCTAGGTGCATTAATTGGACCATTAGCTAATTTAGCCGGTACATGGTTTGAAAACAAAGTTGAGAAAACAAAAGCTGAAGGACAAGCTAAAGTCGCAGAGGCTCGTGCTCGTGCAACTGTTGCAGAGAAAGTTGCAGCAGGCGAGGTCGAATGGGAAGGCAAGATGGCTGATGCTACGATGGATTCTTGGAAAGACGAGTTCGCGTTAGTTGTACTACTTACACCAGCTATTTTAGTTTTTATTCCAGGAATGACGGAATATGTTGAACATGGATTCACAATACTGGCAACTCTTCCAGAGTGGTATCAGTACTTATTATATATTGCAATTAGTGCAAGTTTTGGAATCAAGGGAGTTGGACAAGCTGCAAAGATGTTCAAAAAGAAATAAATGAATTTAGTTAAGTTACAAGATGAGATAGCGAATGACGAAGGCGTCGTTTATGAATTGTACCGATGCTCATTAGGGCATTTGACGGGAGGTATTGGACATCTTATTACAGAATGGGACGAAGAATACTATGGTATGCCTATAGGGACAAAAATATCGCATGAACAAGTCGATGATTGGTTTGCCATGGATATAAATAGAACATTACAGGATTGTAAACAGATATTTCCAGACTTTGATGACTTACCCGAGGAAGCACAATTAGTAATCGCTAACATGTGTTTCCAATTAGGGCGACCAAGATTAAGTAATTTTAAAAAGTTTATTGCTGCCGTAAACGACGGAGATTGGGCTAAGGCGGCTGATGAGATGGAAGATTCCAGGTGGTACAAACAGACCACAGCAAGAGCTGAGAGATTGATAGCTCGTATTATTACATTAGGAGTACCAGCATAATGGAAAGAATTACAAATGAGGATATAATAAAAGCTGAAGGCAGAAAGTCCGTAGCACAGGCAAGAGACACTCTAAGTAAAATTGGTAAAGATGAGAAAATAGATACAAGCAAAATGACCATGCGTCCAGATACTGCTAAAAAAGATTTAGCTGCCGCATATAGACTTAGAATGGGTTTACCTGAATCAATGTCAGATGATGAAGTTATTAAAAGATTTCAAAATCAAGGAGTCCCCAAAAACAAAAAAGGAGCTGCTAAACTTCCTAAGAAATCTATTATGGAACTACCAACTAACGTACCAAGATTAATGCAAGGTGCTTTACTTGGAGATTTAAATAAAGATGGAAAAATGTCTGGTTATGAAACAGCTAGACAAAAAGCTATTACTAAAAGCATGAAAGAACAAAAGAGCAAAAAGTAATGAAGAAAAAGCATATCATGGAATTACCGACTAATGTGCCCAGATTAAAAAAAGGGGCAGGTATGATTGAATTACCTGATGGAGGTAAGTATTTTCCTGGTGGTAAAAGAATGAGCGAGTTTGCTCCCGATGTAGGAAAAAGAGGAGTTAAATTAAGTCGTTTAAAAGGTAAATTGTTAGATAGCTTTGATATGCCTACAACAGTTATAAAGCCAACAGAAGAACAATCTAAAATGCCAATTAAAGAATTTATGTTACCAAAGGACAGATACCAAAAAGATTTAAGAAAATTTAGGAAAGCAAAAAAAGAGTCATTTTTAGGACTTGGTCTTGGTATTAAAGAAAAACATCCCGAGAACATAGATAAAAAGACCCCATACAAAAATATGGATTTGCTAGGTAAGCAAAAGAAAAAAGAAATAGCAATATAAGGAGGAACTAATGCCAAGACACGCTATGAAAACTAAAGGTGCTGCCACTGGCGGCAAGAAGAAAAAGAAGCCAATCAAAAAAATGCAGAGTGGCGGAATGAAAATGACAAAGGGCATGGCTAAAGGTGGAGCCAAAATGACTAAGGGATATGCGAGGGGCGGAGCAATTAGACGTAGATAATGCCCTACCTCATAAGTAACGTACCTCATTTTAAATGTTGGGTACGTAGGGAGTTTACGTGTAATCATCAAAGGTACCATGGAGAATTTCTTCATGCAATGGTTATAGCAGTAAACACTATTCCCGATAGGTCACTAAGTTTCCAAGTTGTTTTTACTGGTTGCGAAGTAGACCGAGAAGATGGTCCTGATGAGAATGTTCATGGAGGAGCAATGTGGGCAAGGATGCCTATACAAGCCTTAGTTGCAGATATACCTGTAGACGAATGGGCAGAACCGATGGAAGACCATTTGTGTCAACCATGGGATTGCGAATCCAGGACTCATAGCATTGTAGTTATGGATAGAGTTAGTTCTTCACCATGGTTATGTAAGATTGATAATCAGTTTCATCAAGGTAAGTATTTGTTTACAGTTGACTATACAGAGAATGATATTGCAGATGACCCAGCACAACATAAGCAGTCTCATGTTCTGTATTTAACTGATGCAGGTAAGTGGACAGGTAACATTGTAGCATTACCTAATAATAGAGTAAGAGCAACAAGTCCTGCACTATGGAGAACAGGAGAAGGAGCACCTGATTTTAGTCCTTCACAGTGGACACATTCTGCAGAGTCACATGAATCTTACTTAGACCCTACAATAACTTTTAATAACTTATATTCAGATGGTAGCAAAATTAGAAACAATAAGAAAAAAAATTAAGCAAAAGAAAAAGCTTGGTTTTTCTGAAAGAGCAAGAGCAGTCAATAAAGGGCTGCTCCCATCTAAAGCTAAGAAGAAAAGAAAGACATAATGCCACACTATACTAAACCATTAAAAACAGTTATAGGTAAATTGAAGAAAGCATCTAAGGCTCATGCTAATCAAGCTAAACTTTTAACTAAAATAGAAAAAGACCAAAGAACTAGATATAAGAAAAAACATGGTAAAAAGAAAAAAAAGTGACCCTAAAGTTGGAACAGGTAAGAAGCCAAAAGGTTCTGGTAGGAGGCTGTATACAGATGAGAATCCTAAAGACACTGTTAGCATTAAGTTCGCAACTGTATCGGATGCTAAAGCTACCATATCTAAAGTTAAAAAGATTAATAAACCTTATGCACGAAAAATACAAATTCTTACTGTCCTCGAACAACGAGCCAAAGTATCTGGTAAAAATGAGCAAGCCGCACTCGCAAAAAAAGCAAAGGCACAACTAAAGAGAAAGAAAGAGAATGCAAAAGGATAAATGCGAAACTTGCGAATGTTATGATTGCGATTGTAACGAGTGCAATTGCAAATGTCACACAGAAAAGTCAACAGAGGAACAGTTAGAACTAGACTTTGTTAACTAATGATTGAGTTTGTGTTAGTGTTTATGATGGGATTAAGAGTAGTAGACCAAACACAAACCTTTGAAGATATAGATAGATGCTTGTATTTTGCAGAAAGGTTACACAAGCAACCTTCAATACCACAAAAGGAAGGACCTAATCTACAAATAACAGCGTATTGTAAACCTATAAGGAAAAAATAAAAT